TGCATGCATCACGCACACATGTAGCCGCGGGGAGTCGTGCCCCCCGGTCGTCGAAAGACGGGCAGTCTCGTTCCAGGCTGAGTGGCCTGGCACAAGGTGCTGACTTTCACGTACTGATACCTGAGCTGGTTTGGGATCCAGTCCAGATATCAAAGTTGAGCGCTAAGAAGTGTTGGCAAATTGCCAACGACGCACTCATTGATTCCTTCAATCTCCTGGGGTATAGGTTCTCGCGCATCCTTGTCCCCACCCCCCCGTCCAGCTCTGTCCCTGAGCTGATGTCCATCCTTAAGCAGTGGACAGCCTTTTGGCTTCCCCACATGCTTAAAGATGATACACCAGATCAGAGGTTCAACCCCTATGGCCTTATTACGAATGACTTCCGTAAGTTCATTCGTAATAGAGTCACGGGTGGTGGCTGGGCCCGGAAGGTGAGAATAGGTGCCTTGCTCCTATACTCCAAGAGATTGTTTCCGTCCTTTACGCAGGATATGGTGAGGGAAAAGGTGGCTGACTTTGCCAAGGCAGTTGCCCGGACTGAGCCAGAAGTACTTCCGCGCAAGCGGCGTATGTTCCGTGAGATCTGGAAGACTGTGGAAGAGTTCTGTCCACAGGGGCAGGAGATGGTTGCTGATTATCAGCAGCCCTTTCCTCCCTCTGTTTCCGCATGTTATGAGTACTCTCGTGGCGAGGGGGGCCTCCAGGCCTATGTGAGGGATTTCCCTCTGCAGGGCTGGTTGGAGGACCCCACCGTCAGGAGAGTACTTGACATTTGGCGTTTGACAGAATCCGACCTCAGTGATCCCAGTGTCATGGGAGACCTGTGGAGGGGAATGCTTAGGACTCTCATCCTGGAGGCGGTTGGTGAAATGGGTTTACCAGAGGAGGCCTGGCGGTCGATTCTGGTAGGTGCCACGGGCCTCACTGAGCCCCTAAAGGTCCGCATTGTAACGAAGGCAGAGTGGTTTGTTCAACTTCTCGTACCAATCCAGAAGGCTTGGCACGGGAAGATGCGCATTCATCCAGTCTTCCAGCTCATTGGTGGTGCCTCGGTTGAGGATGCCCTCAATGGGCTGATGACTGGCAAGGGGGAAAAGGTTGTCAGTGGTGACTATTCGGCCGCCACTGACAACATTTTCCTTACCTATACGGCCTATGCCGCGGAGGCTATGTTGAGTCGTACCAAGTTTCTCCTCCCTGAGGGGGTACCTGAGTACACTGAACACTTCCTCCGCAAGCTGGCCATCCACTCCCTTACCCACGCGATGTTGGACCTGAAAGGCTCCAGTGATGTCCGCATCACCCGTGGCCAGATGATGGGCCATATCCTCTCATTTCCATTGCTCTGTATCATTAACCGTGCAGCAAGCTGCATGGCCATTCCCCGGAGCCGTTTCATGAGGATCAACGGTGATGATGTCATCTTCCCTGCTAGTAAGAAGGAGTATGCACAGTGGAAGTCGGCCACCAGGGCAGTGGGATTGGAGTTCTCTCTGGGAAAGAACTACTACTCCTCTACCCTGGCACTCGTCAACTCTGTGTATTGTACCTTCTCCAAGCAGGAGAAGCGGTGGCGTCAGCTTACTGTACCCAATGTGGGACTTCTTAACATGCCCATCGATCGGCAGGTAGACATGGGGAATGGGAG